TGGCACTGTTACAGGTGATTCCAGGACGATCATGACCGATATTGAAAAGGGGATTGTTTGCGTCAATGGGGACGAGATTGCCCTAGATGGCATGGGCGTAGTTGAAGCCAAGCTAACAGCACATGAAGTTGAATCAGCACATGACCTTCCACTGTATCGAGGGCCATTGCAATTGCAAATGCAAATGGACATCACTGGTGCCAAGTGGGGTGCTGTGTGTGTGCTGTACAAAGGGACTACTCTAAAAACTTTTGTATATCAAAGGGACGAGGAAGTGATTGCTCGGATCCATGAAGCCGTCATTGATTTTCAACGTCGCTTAGACAAGTACGTAAGCAATGATGAGACTGAGTGGTATGACATGGAGTCCACCAAAGAAGCTGCATCAATTTTTGATGAAGCTGAAAAGACTGAGATTGAACTTGACGAAGCGCAAGATGATGTCAATAAAATCATAGAGTTACGTGAACTACATGCTGATATTGAAGAGCAAATTAAAAACCATGAGTTACGTATTATGAACTTGATGCGTGACAATCAGTACGCGCTAGTCGGTCAACACAAAGTGTCATGGCCGATGATCAACTACAAAGGGACTCCGGAAAAGGTTGTACCAGCAAGACCACCACGTACAGTGCGCCAATCTAAATTACGTATAAGGAGTATCGATAATGGATGATTATCAAGAGTACTACGAGACTGTGATGCGTGAAGAGGAATGGGAATCTGATCAGAAAGCAGACAACATGATGTTCTTAGACATCATAGCAAGACGCGTCAAGGATAAACGTAGACGTGTTCAATTAATTTTAACTTACTTTGGAGAATCTAATGGAAGAACAGAAGAAAATTTCGGTGACTGCTAAGGCGTTTGTCGAGGCACAAAAAGAGTTCGCACCAGCATTAAAGAACTCAACTAACCCACATTTTAAATCAGCATACGTTGACCTAGCTGGGTGTATTGAAGCTGTGATCGATGCGTTAAACAACCATGGCTTTTCATTATTACAAAGACCTATGGATTGTGAATCAGGCGTGAAGGTCGAGACTATCTTTATGCATGAGAGTGGTGAGCAAATATCAGGAGGTGTGATAACAGTACCGGCTGATCGTCAGAACGCTCAAGGGTACGGCAGCGCTTTGACCTACGCGCGTCGTTATGGTTTGATGGCAGCGTGTGGTATTGCGCCTGAGGATGACGATGGTAATGCAGCGTCAACAAAGTCTATGGCTGACAAGCTACCACAAAAGGCACCAGTTGCAAAAAAGGATGGAGCCTGAGTCTGCCAGGCAAGAATCCACTAGAAGTAGCAGACGAGAAGGTATTTCTAGAGAAGTTTAAAGAGATTGCAAATGCAATTATTAGCTCTGACAAAGCTGATAATCAAACAAAGATGACTAAGCTCAAAGAGTTTCACCGAGCAAACAAATCGATGTTTGAGAAACTATCACCGGCTGACAATGTACAAATGAGTTACTTTATTGGTGACCACATTACAAAGTTGAAACGAGGTGAATGATGAACATAACCCACGACCCTTTATTTATAGACATTCATTCTAGAAGTTATGCGCTAGATGATTGGAGGGCTACTTTAGTTTTGGCTGTACTTGAGAATGCAATACATGAATTACTTGGGTACAGATCACCAGACAAATTAGTCCGTAGTGCGGAGGACTATTTTTACAAGGACAACGAGATGTTCGATATAGCTATGGCCATCTTGGGTTATGACAAAGATAAATTTAGAATGCGTATTGCTGAGATGAAGATGAAAGGTCAAAGGCTGCGCAGATCAAGTGACGGAAGCGGAGGTTTACGTGGATAAGAAAGACATAATGGTATTTGTTATCATCATGGCCTTGGTTGGTGTTGCACACTATGCTGGAGCATGTGAAACAAAAAGAGTTTACTTACCTGATGGAACGATGCAAGTCTGCCAGGTATGTAAAGATGTAGTAGTTTGTTATTAAAGAAGGGGCGCAAGGCCCCTTTTTTTTACTTGTTACAAACGTACATTGTTACTTCGAAACCGAAACGTAACTCGGTTGCACATGGTTTTGTCCACATAATAGTCTCCTTGTTAGTTGAATACCTATTATGCCTATAAAATACACCCAATACAGTGCTAAAAACTAGGATATACGGCTAAGACTTTTCATGAGAGTCGCTGTTGCACGATCGGTATTTTCTGATACCATCACCTTCCCGTAGTTTAGATCGTGCAATACAGAGCGATTGTAAAGGTCGTTTTAATGAGTGACTTCTGGTTTTTTGTTGATTATGTACATATCCATGCCAGCAGCATGAATGAGCATAAAATCTGATGCATCGTCTTCCGAGAACATGATCTTCACCATGGACTCATCACCATCCTCTAAAATTTCTACGTTCCAGATCTTTCTTCCGATGATTGAATCGACTGCATTGGCTTGATCAGAGTCAAGCTCAGAGACTAAACTATTTTCTTTATCCATCTTCCTCCATCCTTTAATACCATTGGCATTAGTTTCGGTTGTCCATCTAGTATAACACCACAACCGACGATGAAGCGAGATTTAAAATTCTTTGCATACTCAAATGCAAGTTCTTTCTGATTAATAAGACATCCTGTTTGCATACCCCATACTAGCTTGTCAGGGTTAGAATAATACTCAACCTTGAATTTAGAATGATAGTGACCCTGAACTGTGTTCATGCCATACTGTTGCGCTACCTTCATGACATCAGCTGCCATGCCATGAGTAAAGAAGCATTTCTGTCCATCAGATAATGTGATCGTTAGATCATCGACCCAGTTCCAACCATTACCTACTTGTAAGAACTCGTTGTAAGTTTTCAGATACTCAAGACTCAGGCCATGCGCTACGGCACGTCTATATATCAATGATGAGTGGTTCGAGTGTACCAGGATCATGTCAGGAAAAATTTCTTCTAACTCTTTTGCATACTGTCTAGCTGCACGTAGCTCATCACCAGGTGACTTCAGGTCAGGGTGGTGATTATGGAAACTGATTGAGTGCTGATCAATCTCATCACCAATATTGACGACGAGGTCAGGCTTATACTTTTTCTTCAAGGCCTTCAAGAATGCGAAGGCATCAGGATGGTGATACGGAATATGTAGATCCGAAATGACTAAGACTGATTTATACTTCATAGGTTCCTCCCTATGTGAATATATATCCATTATATATTATAATTCTTGCGGATCAAGGAAGTACATGGCGCACACTTGTTTGTTGTAAGCGTCAAACTTTTGATTGTGTTCGATGTACTCTTCTGACTTTTTGTTATCAAGGTACATGCGCATGTGAATCATCTCATGTAGCACTGTATAGATAACAGCTTCGAGGGTCTTACAATACTTGGTGGATATAAGTATGCGGTGCGGTTCAGGCGTGTACTCCCCGATGCAGTCATGATTGTAGACAACATCAAAGTCAACATCGATACTGTCAGGAAAGTCCTGGAATGGTTTATGAATACGGAACGTATTATAAAGGTGTTCAATAAAGCTACGGGTTATAAATCCTTGTGCCTTCATTATCTATAATCAGTGACTGACGCTTCGGATCCTCGCCTGGTTGTGGGAAAGCTATATGTATCCACGAATTATATTCACGGATGAGTTGGTGAAATTGAATGTCTGATTCATGTATAACAGTAAATATCCTATCAACACTTGCATAGCGATGACACACAAAGTCAGCAGCAAGACCCAGAAGATGATACGAGGTGCGTTTGGATCCCAAACGATCGTTAAGATCTTGACAACGAAAGCCGCTAGTAATAGTAATAGGCATATTATCAAGTGTAGTTCTAACACTTTCCATCCCCTTTGCGAGTATCTTTAAATGCTCCAACTGCATATCATTCGGTGTATTATCTATACCATGTCTAGCCGCAGTTTGTGAGCTAGTAAATTCATGTAACCAAAAGTTAGGACTCAACTTCATTTAGTTACGCCTTTGCTTTTTTCAAAACTGCGAAGCCCACCAAGGCCCAACATGCCCATCAATACTGTCATCAATGACCCCATATCAAATGCTGGTGTAGGCAATGTCACATTAAATATAGCAGCAGTAAACAACACAATAGGTTGTAAAATAAAGTGCCAACCTAATGCAGTAGCACATATCCAACCACAGGCGGGCCTCCAACCAGCAACCCAAATACTACGATGTTGAGCTTCAGTCTTATTAACTTCAACCTGTGCCATATTTGCTTCATGTGCTTGCTTCTCCGCTAATGTTGCGATCTCGTGTGCTAGTTTATTCTTTGTATCTTTGTCTTCTACAAACTTATCAAGTAGGCCAACAACAGGCCCAACTAATGCAGTCCATACCATATTATACTCCTAACGGGTTAGTAGTTGCTTTCTTCAATGCTTTCATTTGATCCTTGATGTTATCCATCTCAGCATTGATCTCATTACGGATGGCATTGAGCGTTGCTTCCACTTCGCGTTGCGATCCTTTTGCGACTGCCGATGTTTCTCTAGATAAAGCCGCAGCCTCACTTGCCTTGTCTTGTAACTTAACATTCTGTGTCATCAACTCCAGGTATCTTTCATTCACTGACTTCATTCTTTCTTCTAAACTCAGCAACCTATCTTCTAATGTGTTGACTACCTTAACTTTGTCAATCGTCGAAAGCATTTGATTGTAAAGGGTTACTGTATAGTAGCCCCCGCCAAGCACGATCGGTAAGATTGTAAAGATCAACCCCAAGACCATTTGATTGGATAAGGTCAAGGAGTAACTCTTGGTCCCTTGCGTAACTTTGTTCTTGATCGAATCTAACATTATCCTCTATGCCTTTTTGTTGAAAAAAATTTCCTTGTTTTAATAGCTTGAAGCTAGTAACAATCCCAAACCCAGGTACGACTTCTTGTTCCTGTTTCGCTTTTGGTTGCGTTGTCTCTTCTTGCTTGGTCGATTGTTCTGACTTGGCTGTCTCTACTTCCGTCACTGGTTGTGTCATCTCTATCTGCACAGGATCCTGGTTCGCAGTTACAGGTTCTGTTCTCGTGATTGGGACAGGCGTGGTAATGTTCTTTATAGGTGACACTGGGTTGACTGGACTCTCGATGCTTGTCGGATCGTTGACTTTTAGGGTACATGAACTGGAGATCGTAATCCACGCAGATAGGACTGGATCCGAGTATGGAGTCGAGCATGTTGTTGATCGTTGCTCTACGTATGTACCTGTATATTCTGGCCCACATGCTAGTGTTCTTTCCTCCATATTCTCGAAGCAAGTTTGTGGTAAAGGTGTGCAATTGTTTGATACAGTAGCCCACTGAGTCCAAGCACCAGTATTACACTCGTAGTAACGACTTTGATTAAGCACTCCAGTAGTGTTAGGCTCTGTGCAAGCAACTGATCTTTGCTCTGTTTGATTGAGGCACGTAGCGAATTGATCACAGATTGGATCTGTCGGCTGATAATTGACGCACCAGTGGTCTTCCAATGCGACAAGGGGGTTAATATCATAGCATCGAAGCGAGTCTTCAACCATGTAGCCATTGTCCGTAGGTGTGTAAGTACAGTACCAAGCATAACTATTCGTCCAAATTAATAGGTGTAGTAAAAGTAGGTAACGTATAATCTTTACCATACAACTGTGTAAACCTTTCAGGATGTAATTCATACCATGCAGCTCTAGCTGTATCACCAAGCGCACCACCAATAGGACATGGTGATCCACTCATCTCCATACTATTCCAGACCCTGATGTCTTCACATAGCACGCCAACAGCTGCAACTTTGAGGCCTAAATCATTAAGGGTCTTTGCGATCTTGATGCGCTCACAGTTATGATCGGTGAGTACAGTGCCACCAGATAAGCTAATGACTCCAGTGTTCACACCACCACTAGCTGGTACTGCGCAGATGTCTTGTGAATATGCTGACATACTAGGTGCATGGGCCGACATCACTTGACCACGACTTTCAATGATAGTTCTGGTTTCTGCTTGAGCAGTTGATACCATAGATACGATAACAGTTATTAATGCAGCCATGATAGCCCAGATCAGTTTCTGAAGCATGGCTTCGATGCGATCTAATCTTTTGTGAATATTCTGATAACGTTCCAAGCACAGCTCTTCGTGTGCTTTCATATGCTGTTCGACTTCTTTAACAGTAGACATTAGTCTGCATCTTCTGCTGTGTTACCTTCAGCAACCCATGCGAGATACTTTTGGTAGTCTGTATTAGCGTTATCCGATGGTATGTGAGCATTGTCAGAGTTTCTTCTAACTGTTTCTGTTGTGCTACCATCTCTATGAGTTAATGTAATAATTGAATAGTCTGCCATTTATAACTCCGCTTCTGCTGTCCATTGAAAAACAATATTAGTATGATTAAATACTGTGTCTGCCATATTAAAGTTTTGTTGTGAACCACTAATGGTAAAGTTAGTTGTTCTTGTTACTGTAGCCGAACCATCATAATATTGAATAGTTCCAGAAGCACCTGCAGGTGAGTATGCTGTCATTGTAGGGTTTGCTCTCATCGCTACACCAAATCTTTGATTCACATTACCATAATTACCTAAATTTAAAAAGTTATGGTCAAATTGTCCAACTGATGTATTAGTGCCTGGAGCAACATCAATATTGTAAGATTTCTGATAATACCTCTGACACCTTGCTAACTCCATCTCGTATGGTCTGTGTTCAAATGGTGTAGCAGTATCTCCAACCTCTAATTGTATTCCTGTAAAATTAATATAGTTAGATGTAGAATCTGCCAAGTTTACAATGTTTGCTGCTCTATCAGAATTACTTGAAGCTTCCCATGCTGATGGTGCTGTACCCCCTGAATAAGTAGAACCTGCAACAAACCAGTATTCAACTTGTAAAGAATGTGCATTATCGTTATCTAATGCTCCTGATGTATCTGCTGCAAAGGTAATAGTTTTCTTTTCCCAAGTATTAGCAGAACTTATAGTATATTCAGAACCTACAAGTCTAGCATTATCATTATCTCTTAAATTAACCTGATATGTTCCTGTCTTGTTAGATTTTACCCAAAAAGATAATGTTGTTTGTTCAGCAGATGAAGTGCCTTTTTTTAGATGTTGTAACATCTGACCTTCCATTCGATGCGCAAATATGCCATAAGAACCTGAACTTAAACTTGCATTAGCAGTTGTGCAATCTAATTTATGACTTTTATAAAATCCTTGACCTGATGGAACATCTGTATCTTGAGATATAGTCCAAGTTCCTGCTGTGCCTAATTGAGTTTTAAATCTATCTGTACCAAATGTATTTCCACTTGATACACTAGATGTAGATGTCCCTCTTTGTGCAAATCTCATATCACCATTAACAACAAGGTTACGAACACCAAGATTAGTTTCTGTTGCTACTGATGTTCCACTAACTTGTAAGTCACCTGTAAAGTTAGAAGTAGTAGCATCAAGCTTAGCAGTATCTGCATCAAATGCTTGAACATCAGATCCAATAGCTACACCAAGATTAGTTCTTGCTGTAGATGCATTGTTAAGATCAGATAGATTATTTGAAACAGTTAAGAAATCTGCTGCCGTTACAGCTGCATCTGCCCAAGCAGATCCTGTGTATACTTTTAGATTGTTAGATGTTGTATTGAAATACAGATCGCCAGCAGTGAGTGCATCACCATCATTATCTGTTGATGGATCAGATGATTTAGCACCAAGATACACATCATCAAAGTTATCAGCTGCAGTTTCAGCTGCGGCTTGTGCTGCTTCTGCTGCCGTCTGTGCAGTCTCAGCTGCGGTCTGGGCAGTAGATGCTGATGTAGCGGATGTAGCTGCATTCGTAGCTGACGTTGCTGCTTCACTAGCTTTTGTTGTAGCTGTGGTTGCTTGTGTTGTAGCTGTAGTTGCAGATGTTGATGCGCTGGTAGCAGAAGTCGCTGCATTAGTAGCCGATGTACTTGCTTCGCTTGCTTTAGTTGTTGCAGTCGTTGCGCTTGATGTAGCACTAGTAGCAGAGCTAGCTGCACTTGTTGCTGATGTGCTTGCTTCTGTTGCCTTAGTCGATGCAGTTGTTGCTGAGGTTGCTGCATTAGTTGCAGAAGTAGCTGCTTCAGTTGCTTTGGTTGTAGCCGTAGTAGCTGAAGTGGCTGCGCTAGTTGCTGATGTGGCAGCTTCTGTTGCTTTGGTAGTTGCAGTAGTAGCGCTTGCAGCTGCGTTAGTTGCAGATGTTGTAGCACTTGCTGCATCAACAATGAGGTCCCACTTAGCTGAGTCTGTATTCGTAGTTAATGGCTCTGCACCTGAGGATGTATGTGCAGTGTTAGCCATGAAGATGTTATTAGTTGTTGTGTCCTTCACCAGGTCACGTTTGTTATAGCTAGTTGATGCTGCCCAGTCACCTCGATAGTCACCGATCTGCTCACCAATCACAGGATCACCATTGGCATCAAACGCTAAAGTCTTGTTAGCTCTAGTCGTATTGTCAGGTAACTCCATGTTCACTGTAGTAGGATCAGTGTTTGGCGCACGTAAAGATCTATTGGACTGTTCTAGGTTTTGTTGTGCAAAGATAGTAAGGCTATCAAACTCATCGTTTAGTGTAGCAGCAAAGAGTGGGCCACCTGTAGTAAAGTCTGTTGTTCTTTGAATTGTTCTGTCACCAACAATAGTGACACGATCATTGGCATCTGGTGTCGATGCGATACTACCGCCAGTTACAAGCGTCACAGAACCTGTGCCATCTGCGCTAAGGCTGACTGTGTAATCTGTAGTTAATGTAAGTTCTGTATCATCTAAGTAGACAGCAATATCTGTTTGAGCTAAAACCTCAAAGCTGAATGCGTAAGGGCCTAGACCAGCTGAGCCAGTATAGACTACCCTCCTCGATGTACTTGATATATCAATTGCCATAATAACTCCCTACTGTATTTTACTCCCGTTAATATAAAATATCCACTAAATGATATCTCTTATGCCTTATTTATAAAGGGTTTCCAAAGATAAACTCTTGATCATAATCTTTCTTCATACGTCTTTCTAGCCTTCTCATTGTGCCTGGACTCATAGACTCCATGACTTGATAACCAAAAAGGTAATCAATCGCTGCTTTTGTGTAGAATAAGTTAGCAAATGGAATGCTATGTCGTATCGCATTGTATGCCGTTCTTCCAGCTGTATCTGGCTTTCCTTGCGTGACATATGTAAGAGCTGTCACTAAATCTAATGCTGTTAGTGGCACTGGCCCAGCAATGTTCTTTAAAATATCTCCTGATCCTCTAGTTTCCTGAAACAAAATATCACCATACAAACCTAAACCACCACCCTGGAATAAAGCATTACGCATCGTTTTTACATTAATCTTTCTTGGAGTTTTGCCATTTAAAACATCTTTTGCTGTCATGGCTCCATAACCTAAAATACCTGACATTAGAATCATTGACACTATGCCCAAAGACCCCTCAGCTACTGCTTGATTTGGCCCGCTAATCTTGCCATATTCTCTACCTAATGATTTTCTAATAATAGATACTGGAAACGCTTTGAACTGAGCTACAAATCTGATGGCTTCACCTAATCCAGTACCAGCCATCAGGCTTTGCGTTAAATCACCACGAACTTTTGCATCTGGCTCAATCACCGCATAGGTTGTTCTGTCTAATAGCATACCGCCTATAGACCCTTTAAACTTTTCCTTTTCTAATTGTAATTCACGTTTTGATGCTGTTTTAAGGCCTGTAATCTTCTTGATTTCAGCATCGGTGATCTTGTCTAAATTAGCTATCTCAATAAACTCTTTGCCATCATCAGATTTTGTTATTGCTTTTTTACGTATAATATTCCATTGAGTTTCATCTATATTGTATGTATCTAATAAAGATCTTAACTGCTTATTTAAGTCTTTAAATGCTACGTTTTTTTGTCTAGCGATGTAATTTGATGTGCCTAGCATTGCACTTTCTTTGAGAGTGTTAGTCCACCAAGACAATAAATTGTATTTAAAGAATGTTCTCTGTATATTGGTAAACCCATTTGTTAATGGATCACCAACTTGATATCGAGCAGAAACATCATAAATGATATTATCAAACATCAAGCCTGTCATTTCTGCAATTTCTTTTTTATCTTTAGTGTTTCTAACTTTTGCCAGAGAACTAAACGCTTCAAACATAGAACCAAAAAATGATCGACCTTGATGCTTCATTTCTCCAGCATACAAGCCAAGATCAGATATAGCAGAAATAGTAGCTCCCCCAAGCTTAGCCATACTAGCAATAGCTCTTGCTATAGCACTCCATTTTGCGCCGCCAAAATGCTCTATTGAATGAATACTGCCATCTAGAACGCGCAAGTACTTCTCATACTTACTAAAGTTTTTAATCTTCCCAATGCTTTTACCTTGTGTTATTAACCTTTGTTGCACACCTTGCATGATAGATTTAAAATTATCTACAGGTCGTGTTCCTAAAGAATCAATCAAACCAATATTTCTGCCAGAAGCTTGTAATCCACTGTAAAAAGATTCACTCAAGCTTTTCATACCAAACATATCGTTATATTCAAACCATGCGTCAGAGTCTTTAAAGTGTAAGACTCGCTTCATTCTGGAATCTTTACTCAGATTAGCGCCTCTTGTGCCATAAGAAAAGTTAGCACCATCTGCTCTCATCGGTTGATTCTTTATTAATGATGTATAGACAAATTGCATGAACGTATCAATATCATCTACATTGGCAAACGTCTTATCTTGATCTAATTTATCCATGATAAAATTACGCCAAGCTGTATAGTCTTTATTGTAATTATCAAATGCTTTTGTTTGAATGCTAGGATCAGCATCAATGTCAGACTTTTTCAAGCCTAATACATTAGCTGCATCTCTTACTAGATGAGGATCGTGTGATTGTCTAACAACATAGCCCCATAGTTTTTTTACATTAGAGCCACGATCGTTTAACTTAACACGAACGCTTTCGGAGTATTCCTCCATAATCTTGCCAAGTGTAACAATGTCCTTATTTTTCTCTGTAATTGGTAGGCCTTCACTAGCCTCTGACATAACCTTAGACACTCTTCGTTGAGTATCTTTGTCCATTTTCCTAAACATCTCTTCTACGTTATTCTCACGTAACTTTTTGTTAAAAGCAGCAATTAATTGACCAGTAGCTGCGTCTTGATATGATGCTGCTGAAGATCTAGCTCCAGTAACTCTTTTGTTTGATCCAACCAATAATGCAATTAATCCCTCATCGTAATCAAACTCAAAATTATCTATGATGTTATCTACCGCTTCTCTAATCTTTATTTCATCATCAAGAGCATTTCTCTTGTTTAGCTGTCGCTGTAACTTTAATTCTTCAGTAGCTTCTTGAGCAAAATCATCTACGTTAATATCATCAATACGAGACCTTTTAGACTCTGCTTGAGCAATCTTGATTTGATTAATTATTTCATCTTTTTTAACAGCAGAAACTTTAGACTGATCTAATAATTTTTCAACTCTTAATAAACATTTATCTGACATAATTATCTTCCATTCATGCAATTAATACCTTCGATAAATGCTTTTTTAATATTAGCTTCTTCTGTAGTAAAGTCATCAATATCTTTTTGCACTTGCTCAAACTCTTTATCAAAGTCTTTTAGATTAACATCTTTTTGTCTTGCTCTCATTTCATCGGCTCTTACTTCTAAGTTAGCTATGTCTTTCTCAATATCAGTAGCATCTTTATTGATAATACCCTTTTCTACATTATTGAGTTCAATCTCATCCTTAGGAGCGGACTGTTTTAATTTAGGCTTAGGTTGAGCTGGAGTTTCGCCTTTGCCTTTTAGTTTTAGATCAGCATCAGTTAATGTTGATATATCTATTTGTCTTTCAGTTAAGAAATCATTAGTAGCTTTTTGTAACAACTGTCTTTTTACAATTGGTTTTGTTTCTGCAAGCTCTTTCATAAAGTTAGCATTTTCAGGGAAGTACTCTTTATACAAAGCCATTTGTTTCGCTTGTGATTCATCTACCCCTTTAATCTTCTTAGCAGTTTTAATTTGTTCTTGAAACTTCTTATAGACTCCTCGATCTCTTAATTTGCCAGCGCCTAGATGTAACCCACCACCAAGAACTGCACCAAAGCTAATATTTAAAAAACTATCTAGCAACGTATAATCAGCTTGTACTTTACGAGACAATGGTTGAGCCACTAAACCCTCTAGTACAGCAGCACCAACAACACCTTCAGTAACACCAGTTGTTAATCTTGCTTTGCTTAAAGCACTTAATCTTTTTCCATCAGAAAATCGAGATACCATGGATGCAAATCGTGCCTGACCTACTACAGGAAAGAAAGCCGCTGCAATATTAACAGGATCTAGTAATGTAGTCCCAATACCCACCCCCAACTTAGCTGCTCCAATAGCAAATCCAGACGGGCCTGATTCAATAATTTGTTGTCTTTCACGCTCTGCTTTCTTTTGCTCAACCATGATATTTACAACTGACGGATATTCGTCTTCATCAAAGTTTAAGCCAATAGAGTTATACTTTTTATTTAACTCATCTTTGTTAAGTGGTGATAAGTCTTTTTGAAAGTCATCAGCAGCAGCTTGCTCAATGTCATAATATGTTTTAAATGCTTGTATTGGGTTAAAGCGCCATACTTCTTGCGCAGTAGCTGCTAATACCTCGCGCGCTGTAGAAGAGTATTTATCATACCCTCTAGAATAATCTAAATCGTTTACGTTCCAGTCATAATTTAACTGTGCCATTATAATCCTAGTTCCGTATCTTTAGTTTCTGTTAGGTCCATAAAGTCTTTTACTGTAGCTTTATCATAGTCTATTTCTACAATAGTGCCAGGCACTTTATTCGAAAGATCATCAAAACTAAAATATAGATACTCATCACTTTGATTACGTATAGGTAAGAATGTGCCATCATCAAACTGTATAACATACACTAGACCTGTTCCATCTGGATGATTTCTCCACTCACCAAAGTTTTCTAACTGCATTTCAAAACGTGCAATTTTATCTTCTTCAGTTACATCTTGGTTTTGAGAGTCAAAAGGAATAGCATTGAAATCTTGTAAGTGGTGAGCTGCTATGGTCTCAGCTTTATCTATAATACCCTGACTTCTCTCAATGTCACTTGTAATATCATCACCATTAAATACTGTTGGTATATAATAAGTTTCTTCAATATGATGATTGTCGGTAATTAAGTCTACAGCTTCATCCATGCCGTCACTTAAACCTTCCTTACCCTCCATGCGGCTAATAGCATAATATGCCAATGTATCTACCATTGTATTTAATTTTCTATTTACTACTGATGCATCTAAAGGAGTATTTCTTCTTAATACTGCTTCATACTCTCTTAAGTCGGATCTAATCTCTTTTTTGATATCAGCTAAATTTCTAGATTCACCAGATGTATCTAGTAAGTCCTTTAATTCTTTTCTTTTCTCTTCACTATCCAACGCAATCAATTTAGAAGAAACTTCTTCGCTACTAATAAATGATGATAATTGAGCTGTAACTGGAAGGCCCGCTAATGATAATTGTTTGTAAGCAGCATTAGCAGATGCCCCAAATGCATTGTCAATTGTAGATAGCATAGTTAATCTTGTTGCACCATCTGTTTCAGGATTAGTGTACATTGCAACAAAATTACTAGCCTCTGATTTTGTTAATATCATACTACCAGCATCTTGTTTGTTAATACCATACAACCTTGCATTTGCATCTAACACTTGTCTTCTGTTGATAACACTATCCTTGACTGCCTCAACATTTGAAAAATCTATAGGGTCATCTAAGCCTGATCTTGACAGGATTGCATTAACTGGATCGGCATCTATAGCGTCTACTATATTTTTTACATAAGGTGCTAAGTATGCTAATCGTTCTGTTTGTTCATTGGTAAGATCTTCTATGCTTTTATCAATCCTAACCAACTCTGCCAATTCATTACTAAGCTTATCAAAAGGTGTATTATTTAGCTGCTCAATGTTATCTGACGTTTGAGTTAACATATCCAAAGCTTCAATTAAATTAGAGTTAGGGCCTACTAACTTGCTAGCACGTTCTAGTTCACTAGGAGGAACCCTTTTGCCACGATTAGTATAGTTTTTTTGTAATCTATTAATTAATGTAGCTGCTTCTTTATCTTGTGCTTGTACCTTGGCATTTTGATTTCTTAAGTGATCATCAATCAAACTTTCAAATGCTTCTTTGTTTGTTGATTGCATGTAATAGCTTGCCTCAACTGACTTATCACTAGGCAAAGACTCTATGACTTCCTGTATTGTTTTTCCTATATTTTTGTTGGCAATTACTTTAGCATAATGATCAAAATCTTTGAGCTGTAATGCTTCATTTAACTTTTGAGAAAATACTTCTTGCTTTCTTGTTAAGCTAAATGACATATCTCTAGCCATGTTTTCTATAACAGACTTATATTCATCTTTTATATTTTGATCAGCATTAGGGTTTGCAAGTAAAAAGTTCTCATAATCTCTCACCATATTGTCAAACATTTGCTGTGCATTGATTTGTCTTTTCTCTTCTTCTTTGTTGCGGATTACTGTATCTGCTTGACTAAAATAGTTACGTACAGATGCTGTAGCTTGCGCTCCATACCCTTCCGCAATCTTAGGATCTAGGGTTGATAAGAACTCGACATGAGCAGAGATAGGTTCTTGTAATTTTTCTAAAGCCTGTGCTTGATTTTCAATCTGCCCAGTACGTACTTGCTCTAATACATCAGCACTAATTTGATCTAACTCAAGACGTAACTCACCAGCTACTTGTTGGCCTAATACTTGCTGTGCAGCTTTGTTATATGTTGTACCACCTTTAAGAAACTCATCAATTGGATTGCCACCAGTTTGCCTAGCTTGATCTATCTGTTCTTTAGTAATAGGTGAAGTAATGGCATCTTTAACAGCTTGCTCTTCTGCATAGACATTTGCCTTATCAGTAAATGTTTGCTGGGCTTGTGCCAAAAAAGTAGATACGCGTTCATTTGCTAATTCTGTTTCTCTGAATGGCTGCTCAGATAATTGACCCATACCAGTTCTTGCAATCCCAGCTGTTTGATATGTTTTTAACTTACCCATTACGTTGGTACCCTTGTTTGATTATAAATGTTATAAGCATTACCAATATGACGTAATGCATCATATTTAGATCCACGTACTGCTTCATCGCCAGCAGTAGCGAGTAATGACATTTGTGCATCTTGGAATAGCTCTGATGATGTCGAGTTGAACTCTAATGCGCTTATATCACGCAAGTAACGCTCTTCATTTTTCTTGGTTACTAACTTAATAGATCCATCAAAACCACTTACCCCGCTTGCAAACCCAGACGCAACATTGCTTGCATTAGTAGCTAATATGTTACGAGTTTTATCGTTAGCTGCTTGTAATAAATTAAGTCTTTTTATTTCCTGTTCTGTGCGCACTTGCTCAGCTTGCATTTTGTATTTTTGCTCTAAGAACTGACCACGTTGATATGCATTAACAGCTTGTAGTCCAGAGAAACCAGTAGAAATAATGCTAGAGTATTTATTGATTGCATCAGCAGCTGTTCCAATACCAGCTAGTAAACCACCACTACTTCCCGCGCTTATAATACCTGGACTCATCATCATAGATGCTGTAGTTGCTGCAATAGGAGCTGAAACAGCAGCTGCGGTAAACAAAGATGCGCTAGAGGTAGCTGCGGCTCCTCCAAGCCCAGTCATCGTTGCTCCAGCAAAAGGTGCGGCCATTCCCATAGTTATGTTCCTTGATGTGTTGCTATTTTATATTCTAAACCTAGTAATGTAAGCTTTAATGGTGCAGATTGTGTGACTGTAATCTGACCTTCATTACTATACCCAAGTATACCATGAAGCACCTTTGTTCCTGTGAACTCAGGTACCTCGTCATCTAATGCATCAGCGCCTAATGTTCTGATCGGCACTAGGTTATCATTGATAACAATATTCTGTGTTTCAAACAACAGCGCATTAACTTCAACAATACGTTTCTTAAATCCAATACGTGTCCCGCCCACTACTCTTAAATCTATCGGCATGGTTTTAATTTCTACATCAATAGGTAAACCTACTTCACTCGATGTAGTTGGTGTATTGACAAATGTTACTGCGCTATCTGCTGTCTGATCTTCCTCCACCAAACCATCTGATATAACATTGACTGTTCTGCCATCAATATGTGATGCATCCAAACTAGAAGCTGTTGTGCCTACAACTGCGCTGTCTGTTAGTCTGTCATCTTCAAATACTTCTACATAGTATTTATCTGTTGTATTGTCTGTTCTTTTGACTACTGTATATATGTCTGTAATATCAACACCTACATCTAAGTATTCACCTACAGTCGTAAACTCTGATGCAGCAATCACATTCTGCATTCTTAATAACGAGTACACTGCCATAGATCCATCATCCTCATTGACTATAAATAACAGATCATTCTCGTCAGTATTAACAGCGCGTCGTATATCCATACGCTTAGGATTTTTAAGTAAGTGTCCAGATAACAGCGAGATCTTAGCAGTAACATAAGTCAGTTGTGTGTCTGAGAATGCAATCTCAGCTAACTGTTTGCCTTGTCTTTGTATAAATAACACACCAGACTCTAGCTGCTTGACTCTGATCCCTTCTTTAGTGCCATTACGTGATGTTGTTGATATAAAGAAACTAGATGGTGTAATCGCATTTAAACCTTCCTGGATTACAGCAAACTCACCACCAGATGTAAATATTTGTAGATCACGACCAGAGATCATATCAATAATTGCATTGAATGTATTAGTATCTAATGTAGCCTCAACGGCATCATCATCTAAACCCTCTACAGGGTTAAAGTCAAAGAACAACCCTACTTTAGATCCCCATATCGTTGATGGTCTAGATTTACTGCCACCAAAATATAATCGACCTTGATGAAATGTAACTGTTCTAGGCCATCCTCTTGATGATGACCATACATCCTCATAACCTTCTTCAAGCTCCCAGTCTGCGTTAGCAATAGCTCCTGTATCAAAGAATGGAAACTCAGTGACTGCATTAACAACTTTAGCATCAACTACTTCAACAATTCTAGCTCGACCCTGAGGTTGTGCATTAATGTATTGACCTTCATGAGAAGAATCAAAAATGTTATGTTGAGCAGTAAGTGTGATCTTTCCTGACACATCACTTGGTGTAAGCGTACCAGCTGCTGATGTGTTTTCTGTGCTTAATGTATATGCATGTTGTGGTGTAGAATCAAAGGTAATGTCAGATATAGTCCAAGCCGTATCACTAGTACGAGTAATCTTCTTAGGCACCATATCTTCTTGTACAACAATTAATGTATCTGCGGATTGTGTAAAACACATAGAATCCAAATAAGAACTAGCAATAGTTGTTGTTAGATAATCGTTACCTGATCCAGCAATGTTTGTTTGTAACACCTTATCTTTGAATACATACATACGATTGTTGGTAAATGCCAACATATAACTATCATCTACTGAGAACTCGAAGTGTACAAGGCGTACACCATTCTCTGGACTACCGCCTAACTCAGTAATGTATTTGCTACCCGCTCTTCTATGTACTCCGCCTTGTGGCTGACAAACAACATTCTTGGCTACTTCTAAGCCATTCTTATATGAATCTAGATCTATACGTGATCGAACTAACGGATCTAATTCACCACTAGTAAAGTTAGTTTGTATGTCAACAAAGCGAGCCATTAGTACCTTACGTTAATTAATGAGAAGTCTTGTATTGCATTTGTTGGATTACCAGCACCATCAATATTCATGGCCTGTCGCATGTAACCACCACGACCATTTTCTCCTGGAGTGCCTTCTGCGATTACTCTCCAATACTCTGACTTATCTGCTTGATCAGTAATAGGTAATGCAAGATGCCAAGCCATCTCATATTTTAGTAACTGTACAAAGTAATGTGGTAATGCATACTCAGTAACATTGTATTGATAGTCAATATAAACTGCTTCGTAATCTGTCAGCAATTTATCACCCAATAATCTGTATTCACGTCTAGGGTATGCGCCTACATCATCTGTGTCATATACGGCATTTGGTCTGCCAATAATGTCAGATGGTAATTGGTATTCGTATTTATATTCGTTCGTTGGTGTTGTGATTAGCCTTGCTAATTGCACCTTCTTAAACGAGAAAGACCATGGATACATGGTCAGTGTTCTAATCTTTATATCTTGGTACAAACGATCACAAATGTTAGATTCATCCGTACCTTCTGTAAAAGATGATATTGGATTTGCCCCTAGCAACAATAATGCATCAGAGCATATTTGAATGTCGGTATCGCCTGTAGCCATTTTCTTTTCCTTAAATGTGCAAATAGGTAGGCACCGAAGTACCTACCCAATCTGCATTAAACAACTTAGTCAGCGTCTGCGACTGATAATGCTGTACCATCAGATACGTCAACAACGCCTGAAGCATTAGAAAGTACAGTAACTAATGATGATGTAGGAACAGATGAGTCCCATACATGAATTAAGTCACCAACTTTTAATACGTCAGATGCATCATTGAAATAACCTGATGTGTTGATATCAGCAATAGCGTCAGAGCCAGGTGCTGTGTAACTCCACATTTGAGGAGCGTTACCAGCTTTAGCCTGACCACCAATAGGTTGCAAGTTATCTTTTGTGTAAGCCATGTAATTATCTCCTTAGATTATGATTCACGACATGTGATGTCAACAATACCTTCAGCATCGATTGCAACTGCGCCAGCTGAGAACATAGCATTAACTAAGAATGATGTTTTCTCTGGTACGTAGTTGATCTCTGTTTTAGGTGCCAAGCCTTCAGCATAACCGATTGCATCTTTGTGGAATGCCATAACAGTTCTGTCTGAAGAACCATCAACAGTTAAACCACCTTCAGTTCTGTCGCCAAGTACGTGGAAGTTGAAACCAAGGTATGTGTTGATTTCGCCAGATACTAATGCTTTAACAGAGTTGAAGTCTGTAGATGTTGCTTCTGTTTCGCCAAGTAATGCAGCTAAGTTATTAGCGTGTAAGATAATGTGACGATCTTGTGGAGGTACATTTTTACCATCTAATAATTTCTTAGCTTCACGTAATTTAGCTACGTTTAAGTTTGTGTTAGCACCACCGATTGAGTTCGCAACTGTTAAAGAAGTTGATGAACCTTCTAATGCATCGATGATTAACTGATCTTGACGACGACCAATAGCGTTCGCTACAACTTGAACTAACTCTTGTCTTTCGTCAAAGTTTACTTTTTGTTGCATGAAGATATCTGAGTATTCAGCAGCATTGTAATCTGTTAATGTTGCTGTAACTTGTGAGAAATCTACGTTTAATGGTGTAACGTCTGTTTGTGGAATACGAACAGATGCAACGCCTTTACCCACTTTAGGGAATTTAGCTGTTGAACCTTCAACGCCTCGTCTTTGTCTAGTAGCACCAACAAGCTCTGCTTTAGCTTGGTACGCCTGTTTAACTTCGGCATCAAATAAGGTCACAAAAGCATTAGATAAACCAATAGCCATAGTTGACTCCTTATAGTAATTAATAAATTAAATTAATCGCTGAGGTGTGCCAGAAAACTGGGCCAATGCTTGCTATTTACGATAGCCATTCGACAAGGTTACTTGCGTTGAGGGTTACAAGAATATGTAATAGGCCTCATCCCCGATTTTACGGGGACTACAGCCTATTGTCAATAGATTAACTAAAGTTTTGAGCGAATGCTCGTTCGACCTTTTGCCTGTATGCTGGGTCTGTTTGATATCGAGGATCTGCTACCATTTGATATAGTTCCTCTTTTGAGGGTGCGCCTTCTACTGGAGTTGTTTCAACAGGTACACGACCTTCAGTGGATGCAATGACTTTCTCTAATGCAGCGATACCTTTGGCAGTACCACCCATGACTTTAAACTCTTCAAAGTCATCTTCACCCCATATGCCTTTATTGACAAGATTAGATGCCCATTTAACAACACCATTGATTCTTGCATCAGCATTAGGACCTAACGCTTTGCGCTCTGATTCTAAATTAACTTGTTCGTTTTGTGCATTTAACATATTCATATCAACCACTTCACCAACAAGATCATCTAGTGCAGCTTGACTCACACCATACTTAGATGCCCACCCCATCACATGAGTTCGTAGTGGATCATCCTCAGGTGTTTCACCAAAAGCAGATGTATCATACTCACCATCTTTTGGCGCTTTATGTTTACCTTGAGATATTTGTTTGCGTAGATCCATCCAAGATTTTGCAATCCCTTCTAGATCAGGTGCATTTTCATCCCCATTCCAAAAGTTTTCAGGCCACCAATCAGGTCGCTCTAGTGGCTCATCGTCCTCTTCCTCAGACAATCCAAACTCTTCTTTTGCCTTAAGTTCTTCAGGATCTCGATGATCAATATCCACTTTTTCTGGGTTTTCTTCAGCACTAGTATCTTCACTTTCTGGAGTAGCTCCATCGAGTAGGCCAGTGCTTTCTTCGGTTACTTCTTCAGTAACACTAGGCTCGACTGTTTCTTCCATTATAATTTCCTTGCTCTAATTAGCCTTGCTTCTAAGTCCTTTACTATGCTGTTTTGTCCTTCTCGATAAA